CTGCAGAAGTGGCCGTCGCCGGTGAACGCAGCTGCGACGGGGTAGGTCATAGCTCCTCGGTTTCGGGTTCCACACCGGCCTCGTCGTCCAGGGCGGTGTCGCCGGGTTCGACGATGTCGCGGCGCCCGGAATGCACCCGCATGATGATTTCGTCGCCGTCGCGGGGATCTTCACGGGTGACGAACCGGGTCGGTGGGGGCAGTGTCTGTTCGACCCAGGTCGGCTCGAGGTCCGCGCGGAACCAGATACTGCTGCCGTCGTCGGCGATCTCGAAGGTCGGATCGTAGCACAGGTTGGCGAACCGGATCTTCCCGTCGATGCGGATCTCGACGTTCCTGGGTTGGGACTTGACGACCTGCTGGCGTGACGGTGCGGTCTTCTTGGCGGGGGCTTTCTTGGCGGTGGGCATCGAGCTGTCCTTCGGGTAGGGGGCGGCGATTCCGGTCACCAGGCGACACTGGACGGGACGGTGTAGCACACGGGTGGATCGGCGCGTTCATCATCGGCTTGTGAATAAAGTGCCTTCTGTTGGTTCTGGGCAGACTCCTTGGTGTCGTGGCAGCCGAACAGGGCATTGCCGGAACGCCCGCCTACCACGGCATACGGCTTGGAGGCGGGGCAACGCTCGTCAGATTTCACGATGTTCCACGGCATCGTCTGGCCTTTCGGGGATGATGAGGAACTGTCTGTCGGGGAAGTCGTCGGAGAAGCCGATGCGTGCGCCGTGCCCGCCGGGGATCAGTTGGCTGCGGTGGATCGTGATGTCGAACTGTTCGGTCATACCCGTGCTCCCGGTGGTGCGATGCGCCGCTCGCCGCGTCTGGGACGCCCGATGGTGGCCCTGGCGGCCTGCGGTAGCTGGTTCGGTGGCAGCTTGCCGGGGCCGGCGGTGACGACCATCGGCGTCGCCCCGGCCGGCGGGGGTCCCTCGGTGACGATCGCGCGTCCGGGCGGCAGAGCACGGTTGTCGCCGGCGGCTCTGGCTTCGTTGTCGGCGACGACACGGGCGGCGACCTGCGCGGCCGCGGTGATCGCCCCGACGAAATCTGTGACCTCGCGGGCCAGCAGCGATCTCGGCAGCTGGATGAGTCCGTCGGGGCCGATGCTGATCTGCCAGGTGCCGAATTCGACCAGGTGCCACACCCCGGTCGGCACGGACGGGTCGCCGACGATCTGCACGGTGGCACCCTCGGGCAGCGGCGTTTCGGTTTCGGTCATACCTGGTGGCTCCCATGCTTGCGGGGCAGAAGATCGAAGATGTCGAAATTAGGCCGTGACACCAGCTCGACGTGCTCTGGGCACACCGAATAGCCCTTGACCGTGGTGGTCGCAGCGATCCATTCGCCGCGGTTGAGGCAGATGCAGCAGTGGATGGTGCCTGGGCTGTGAATCCGCATCTTCACGGGTTGATTATGGTCCGGCGGGTCCCGTTTCCGGTGTTTCACGCGCCGGAAGCCGCCCCGTGGCCCGCGCCCACCTGATGATCTTGACGTAGCAGTCGTCGCACACCGTGCCGTCGGCCTCGCCGGGCCGGGCCGGCCTGCCGAAATCGCGTTCGTATTCGGCGCGGGCGTCGGCGTCGGTCCAGCCCTCCGGTGTGTCGAACTCTTCGCCGCAGGACGCGCAGGTGAACGTGCTCATCGCCCACCCACCCTGATGCGGCGCTGGCAGGCATAGGCGCCGGTGCAGATCCAGCCGATCGTAGGAATGAACCGGAACTGTTTGCGGCCGGTGCGCCCGCAGAACGCGCAGATCTTCATCGCCGCGCCCAATCCTCGCCCAACCGCATGATCGCCACCGCCATCAGCCAGGAGGACAGGTCGGGCTGGTCGGTCATGAGTCCATATAAGCCGGCGGCGATTTCGGCGGCGTCAACGTGCTTGGGACGCGGGGGCTTCTCACTTCTGGCCCATCGGTGTTCATCGTCGCAGTAGTCGGCGATCATCCTGTCTATAAAGTCCTGCGCTTTCGCGTATTTCTCCTCGTCGGTCACGGTGAACCCCAACGACCGCCGCTTCGTGACTGCTGGTCGCGGCGCCGCTTGAGTTCGTGGCCGATCCAGCCTCGGATGACGAGCTGGTCGAGGCGAATCCTGCCGACCTGCACGCAGATGAAAGCCTGAATCGCGAGCACGAGGGGCCGCTACCGCATCATGACACTTGCTCGGCTCGGGCGTAGCCCCTGGCGCGGGTGTTGATCGCGCCGAAGTTAAGTTGCCAAAGCTCGCCGTTGGCGAGCTTGACGGTGGCGTACCACTGCGAATCGTCCAACGCCTCAAAGTGGATCATCTGCACGTCGGTCGCCAGGAAGTCATCTAGCGTGCCGTCTTCGTCAGTGCCTACTCGTGGATTCGCCATTAGCGGCAGTAACCGCCCGGTTCCTGCTGACACCCACAGCGGAACGGCCATGTCCACATAACCATTCCAGCGTGCCATCTCGATCCCTTTGTCGAGGGCTTCCGAATAGGGACATCCGCACAAGTCCCCGCCTCTGGCCAGGCATGCTTTTGAGTGCAGGATGTAGACGGTCTGCTCGGCTGAAACGGCTCGGCCCCAATGCTCAATAGAGTGTCGGGCTACGCCGACGATGCGCTCAATATCCTCGGTCGGTACTAGGTCTGTCATGCTGTCCTCTCTGCGCCGATAACGCCGCGTTCCGTTAACCTGTGACTTCGACGTGTTGTAGTCGAAGGTGGGTGCATGTGCAGTCCTTGCTGTCGATTTGCCATTCGCCGTTGTCGTCCAACACGGTGGTCACGTAGGCGCATGGGCCACCCTTGAAGTGCCACCTTTCATGGTGGCTGCACTCGCACCACGCCTCAATACCCATCAGATGCCTGCGAAAGCACGCCGATAACTCCTCGGTTCGACCTCAGAGCGAGGATCGTGACGTTCGTCGCGTGCTGGCTCATCGCGGCGGCTCCTCGGTGATGCGGTGCGGATACTCCGGGCAGGTCGGCCCGTGCTGGCCCATCGTGCCGCCGACCTGGTTGAGGGTGCCGCTCGCACCGCACTCGGTGCAGACCGCGATGTAGAGGATCACCGGCTTACCGGCGTCGTTGAGGGTCACGGACCACCACCGCTGGGGATCGGGACAAGCTGGGTCATGGTCGGCGGGGCCGGGCAGTGGCATAGTCTGGGTCCGTCGATGACGCGCACCAGCCACAGCGCCAGCGCCAGCGCGGCCGCCATGACGAGGAAACCTGTTAGCGCCCAGAAGAATCCGGTGTGCTTGCGCTCCAGCTCGGGAGCGATGTCATCGGCGGCGTCCTGCGCGATGCGTGTCGGGCTACGCTTGGAACGCTTGGAAGAGTCCCTCCCGGTCGCTGCGCGGGAGGGACTCTCCGGGTTCAGGTTGGCCGCCAGTGGTGAGTGTTTCGCCACGGACTTGGCAAATTCTTGGCGCAGCCTGTCCCGGTCGGCCTCCGTGAACTCGATCGGCTTGGCGATCGGCGCGGTCTCGTGCGGATTCTGACCGCCCGCATACATGGGTTGGAATCTTTCATGCAGCGGCGGCGGATCGGGCGGCACGGTTATCGGCGGATGCATGAGGCTCTCATAGCCGCGCCCGCTCGACGTTTCGCCCATCTCTGGCGGCGGCGGTGACACCGTGATCTTGTACGTACCAATCTCGATGTGATCACCGGGCTGCACCAGCGGCATGTCCACCTCCACCACGTCGCGCACCGGGTGGATATCGGTCACCTCGGTGCCGTCGCTGTAGGTGTTCTCGGCCTCCCAGTCGGGGTCCAGCGGCGCGTCTTCGCGGCGGTGCCTAGCCATCGCCGATCCTCTCGTCGTAGACGGCGCGTGCCACGGCGAGCACCTCATCGGGGTCCAGGGACTGCACCGTGACGGGCAAGCACTCCCACACGGTGGGGCCGTACAGCTCTACATGGACACAATCGTCCTCGCGGTACAGGAGCCATTCCCAGTCGCCCTCAGGCAGCTCAGGAAGCCCGACGAGCTCGTAGCGGTCTTTCCCGATCTTGTCGAAGAGCTCGTTGATAAAGCTCATCGGGAGTGCCTCGGGCAGTAGGTCTTGCCGCCGTCGCGTGTCCATGCCGGCGGCAGCGGTGGCTCGCCGATCTCATCCTCGGGCTGACCGGACCAGATCAGCCCCTCCGCGCGGCAGCCGGCCCGGTCGCAGTTCACGAAGACCTCTAAGGGTCCGAACCGTACGCCGCTCATTCGGGCCACGTCCTTTCCTCTGGGCGCAGTTGGCGCACGTTGCCGTGATCGCTGAACTTGTCGTCTTCACGCGGTTGCTCACGCTCGGCCTGACGGGCGAGCGCCTCGTAGAGCCGGGCGGGGTCACGGCTGTAGTGGCGTTCGTAGATCTGCGACGTGGGGATCTCGCCGAAAAACGCGCGGTTGTACTCGCGGGCCCGCTCGATGCGAAACGACTTGCTGGTCCAGTACCGGAAGCTGAACCAGAAGAACCGGGGGATGTCGGCTATCAGCTCCCAGGCCCAATCCACGAAGTGCTGGACAGTATAGGGCTCGTCGTAATAGGCGGTGGTGCGCCGCGGATTCTTGGCTTTGATCCTCATTTCGCGGCCGCCAGTTCTTCTTTCCACTGAGCGATGTCGAGGTGGGCCTTCGTCCGCTTGTTATGCGCGTCGTCCAAGTCGATCCATGCACCCTCAAGCGCGTCATCGAACTCCTTGTCGGTGGCGTCGGTGGCTTCCTTCTCGAGGTCGGGCATGGTTATGTGGGAATCGTGCCCGGTCATCTCGAGGTCGACGGCGGCGCGGGCGATTCGCTCTTTGTTGATACGCATCAGTTGTTCCTCTTCCTCCAGCCAGGCCGCCGGCGTGTCATCGTGACCATCATTTCTCCTCTACCTGCTGGTGACATGTTCTGCATTCGCCCTGGCGGGCACCGCTCTTGTAGATGCGGGGGTGGGTGCAGCCCCGTTCGTAGGCGTCGATGGCGGCCCGCGGTAGATAGCCTTTCTCGGCGACGGGGATGCCGTTCTCGTTGGCCCAGGCGCGGATCGCGTCACGCTGGGCCTTGCTGTAAACCTTGGCGCCGCCGTTGGCGGGCATCACCGGCGCCGGCGCTGGGACAGGTTTCTTCTTGGCTTTCTTCGGCGGCGGCGGTGCTTTGCGCCCGGCGTCGATGAACGGCGCTATCCGCGAGTCCATGTAGGCGGCGTTGGCCGGCGACAGTTCAATCTCGTAGGCGACACCACGGTAGGCGAACGGGATCGTTTCCACATCGTCGCCCATGCTGCCGTCGAGGTCGTCGCGCAGCCGGATGAGGATTTCCTTGCTCACGCGATCACCAGCTCCGACGCTAGATAGGTCATCATCATGCCGCCCTTGTCGGCGAAGCGGACCCGCACACGCATCTGGCCCGGTATGTGGTTGAACCCGTCGACCACGCCGTGCCAGCCGTGGCTGTTTCTGTTTCGAGCGTCGACGGTGACCCGGTCTCCGATGTTCATCAGTAGCCCAGCCTCGCCATGCGCAGCACCCCGCGTTCTTCGACGGTCATCCAGCCGCCGCTGTGGGCCGGCGCCAAATATCCCTGCGGGTGACGCATCCGGGTGCGGCTGGGTTTGATCTGCCCGTAGAAGCGGTCACGCAGGTCGAGTATCTGGGTGCGCTGCGCCCCGCAGACCGAACACACTTCGATCACTTCGAGCTCCTTGTCCTTCTTGTGTTCGATCACGTTGTGGGAGTCGTAGCGGTGCCGCATGGTGACGCGGCACTCGCGGTACTCGGCGGGCAGGGCAGCGAAGAACGGCCGCACTGTGCGGGCCATCAACATCTCCTTCTCGTGGGAACGGGGCCGGAGCCACCACCGGGACTGTAACACAGCACTGCTGATGTGTTGGACATGGTATGCCGGTGCTACGCTTCAGACGAATTCGTTTTCTCGTGGGAGCCCCGCGCAGAGCGGGGTGAGATTTCAAATTCACTAACGGCCCCGGTGTGGCGATTCCCCCAACCGGGGCCGTTTCTATTCACGCAGGTTCATGACGGTTCAGGGATGTCGTAGGTGCCCTCTTCGAAGAAGTGGCCCTGGTCGGCCGCGTTCGCGGACTGGCCCCGGTAGTCGCCGGGTGAACCGGCGAGCAGCCAGCAGGTGTGGTGCCACACGGTGGGGCCGTCGTTGTTTTCGGTCCACGCGCACACCGGCTCGGTGATGGTGTACATGGTGATGTGGCCGTGTTCGTCGGGTTCGGTGTAGCCGCGTTCGCCGGCGACGATGACACCGTTGTCGTCGTGGAGGCGGCCGTAGCCGTCGTAGGCGCCGCACACGATGTTGCCGTCGGCGCGGACCGCGACCCCGCCTTCTCACCGACGAGCGCTTCGGCGTCGACCAGTAGGCTGCGCGCGGCGGCGGTGATGCTTTCAAGGTGGCCGATGATCATGCCGACGCCCTCGCCGTTCTCGGTCGCCTCGACTAGTTGCGCGGCCAGCCGGATGTTGCGCGCCCGCAGCGCGGCGATGCGGAATCCCAGCCCGTCGCGGTCGAACGCGACCTCGGCGTCGCTGGAGTAGTCAGCGCTTTCCGGGTCGCTGTAGCGGTTGGCGATGCGGTCCAGCACGAACACCGCGTTGCGGGCGTCCTGCAACGCTTTCTGCGCGCGGACGATCGTGTCGAGCCAGTTCACCACGGCGTTGCTCATCGGAGTTCCTCCAGTTCATTCGCGTCGAAGTGCATCTGGTGTGCGCAGCCGTCGACGTCGACCGCGTAGACGATGACCTGATCGTCGACGACGAGCCGGTCCACGGTGCCGGTGGCGCCGTCGTATTCGGCGCGGTCGGCGTCCAGGTAGGCGTAGCCAGTGCGGTTGGTCATCGGCAGCACCCGCACCCGGTCGCCTTTGACCATCCGCACGGCGGGGCTCCCGTGGCGCATCATGTCGGCGCCGCAGTCGGGGCAGCCGCCGCGGAAGTATTCCTTTCGTTGAGTCGTTGGTCGGCTCTGTCGATGACGTCGAGGACGTACTGGCGCGCGCTGTCGTCGGGCCAGCGCCGCTCGATAAGATCCCAAGCCACGAAATCGAACACGCCGCGCAGCCCGTCCCGCGCCGTCTTCAGATCCACGCGGGTATAGCCGTGACGGCGCGATCGGCCCAGCATCCCGCCGAGCGGGCGGATCTGCTCATCGAGCCACTTCGCGCGTTCGACAAGCTTGAGAATGATGTAGCCATCGGTGAATCTGACCTCGTCAGCCATCGGCCAGCCTCCCCATGTCGTACCAGACCTGATCGGCGGCGACTCTGATCTGCTTCCAGCCGACCGGCTCAACCGCCCACGCCTGCTCGCCGACGAGCACCACGTCACCCACCGACAGGCTGCGGTGCCCGCGCCGGCGGTACTCCACCGCCCAGTGCCAGTGATGCTCATCCAGGTTCAGCTCCCGAAAGATCACCTCAAGCAGCGTCCCGACTCGGTGGGGCTGCGGCCGGTCTTCGCCGCAGTGCCAGTCGAACGTGACCGCAAGCACCATCTGATCCCCCGGCTCGTAGGGCAGGAACGTCGGGTTCAGTTGCAGCAGCACCTTCACGGGAATAGGGGTGGTCATCAGATTTCCAGCCGGTCCAGCGGCCAGCCGTGCGCCGCCGGATCATGCTCGGCCAGCAGCCGAGCGATCAACTCCGGGCGGTCATTGCTGTGCACGAATCCGGCGATCAGGGGGATCTGTCCGGGCTCACCGTTTTTCTTGATGTTCAGCCCCTCGGCGTAGACGCGGACCAGCGTCCACTGCTCGTTTCGCTGCGCCGGGATCTCACGGCCGAGCGTGCTGGTGTAGGGATTCCTCCAGGCTCCGCCTTCGTATTGCTGGTCACCGCGGTGCCAGTGGATGTGAATCGTGCGGGGCCGCAGCAGCATGCCCCGGTACGTGTCGCCGGTCGAGACCAGGTCGTGCAACTCGCCCGGTTCAAGCGCGACACCGACGAAACGGTCGTCGCGGCGATGCTGTCGGCGTTGCGGTTCGCCGTCGTAGGCGCCGTCGTAGACGGTGATGCGGCGGTCGCCGTAGGCTTCGTCGCGCACGGTAATCTTCACGGTCACCATCCTGGGTAGGCGATTAGTAGGTCGGCGATGATGTGGCGCCGCGCGCCGTCCAGACCGGCGGTCACAGCGACCAGGCCGGCGGGATGGCCCTCAAGGTCGGCGAGCATTTCGCCGCCGATGCGGTCGTTGTAGAACGACACCATCGCCGCCAGGAAGATCGCTTCGGTCGACGACAGGACACCGATGCGGCGTTCGATGTCATCGATGCGCGGCGCGAAGTCCCATTTGGAGGTGCCGGCGCCGGTCCCGTCGCCGAAAAATTCCCAGCCGGCGACCGCGACACCTTTGCGCCAGGCGTCGAGGAACGCGGCCTCATCACGTACGGCGGTCATAGCGCTTTCGCTTTCTCGATGGCCTCATGCTGATCGATCTCGCTGATGTCGCCTTGCGCGTCGACGATCCAGTAACGGCGCCCGAGCCGGCGCCGGCCCTCGTTGGATTCGTACAGGCCCGGTTCGACCTCGTACTGGACGCTGCCGGTGGCCCCGGAGCGGCTGGTGTGGCGGTTGATCGCGTTGACGAACTCGCGATCGAACCCGAATTTGCCGCCGGGATACCCGCTGATCCGGGCCAACCATGTTTTGCCCTCATATGTGGCGATGTCGAGGGTGATGGTCGCGGTGATCATGCCTGGGTTCCTTTCAGAAACTCGGTGACCTTCTCGCGGGCGAATTCCAGCGCCTCATCGAGCGGACCGAATCCGCCTTCCCCGATCAACTCGCCGTCGTGCTCGCGGTAGCGGGCCACCGCGCGGATGGTGTGGGAAGGTCGCCCGGTTTCGGTGTCGACGTAGGCCGTGATGATCACGTCGAACAGCGGCGTTTTCATTTGATCAATCCTTTCGGTGCGCGTTTGATGCGCTTGACGCCAACAGAAATGCTGTTGACTTCGAATGCGATGTCGCCGTCGCGGCGAACAGCTCTGTCTGGCCCCATGCGGACCACCGTCTTGTAGATGGCCACAACCTCACCGCCCCGACGCAGCAGCACGTACTTGCCGCCGTAGCGGTGGTCCTTGAAGTCGACCAGCTCGGCGTCATCGACGTGTGCGCCGTCGCTGCGCGCGAACGCGGCGCGCGCCTTGTCGCACACCAGCTCCGCGGTTTCGGGTGTCATCACGGTGTCCTTTCGATCGTGAACAGCGGTTGGTTGGGTCCGTTTGGTGGACACGTGATCCATGACTCTTTGCAAAGCGCGCAAGTAGCCCGCCCAGTACACGCGGTCGAGATCATTCGCGGCGCGGTCGCGCTCATTCTCGGCATTCGCGGCGCGGTCGCGCTCATTCTCGGCGAAGCGGATCTCATCACGCAGCCAGCCGTTCATGTCACAGATCACGGTGTCCTTTCGATCGTGAACAGCGGTTGGCTGGGTGCGATGCCGTGCGGATGCGCGGCTCTCCAGTCGGCGATCGTGGCGCCGCCGGCCAGATAGGTCTTGAAGTCCCGCACCGCTAGCAGCGCATCCACGAACAGCCCATGCACCGCGATGAGCTCCCAGGTGTGGTCGGCGACAGCGTAAACCTGATGGGAGACAAGCCCGTCGGCGACGACGCGAATGACGGTGAGCATGCTGTCGCTGGCCTCGGTGGTGTACACCGGGTCGGACCAGGGGACGAGGTCGACCAGCCGTTCGCGCCACTCCGCGCTGGAGCGGGGCCAGCGGGTCTGGATGTCGGTCATCAGCGGCCGGCTTTGCGTGCCCAGGCTGCGAGGCCGATACCGACGGCGCCGACGCTGATGGAGACGCCGGCCAGGGCGAGGAGCATGACGATCATTGGGTTGCCTTTCTCGTGGGATGTTCAAATCATATCACAGCAGTGCTGTTGGTCGGGTTAGTTTTCGGATTCGGGGTTTCCCCCTTCCCGGGAATCCGCGAGCTGCGCCCTGAGATTGTCGATTTCGCGTTGCCGCACGGCGATAATCCGGTCGAGCTCGGCGCGGTGCGCGCGGCGCTGCCGCTGGTGGGATTCGAGCACGCTGATCGCCATGAGGATCTGCGTGTCCACCGACTGCAGCCGCCGGCTCACCATGACTCCGGCAGCTCGTCGTACTGAGCGAGGTCAGTCGCGGTGGCGTCGCGCACGATGTGGTCGTACTCGGCGGCGACGGTGAGCTCCTCGGCCCACAGGCGCTCGGCGAGGTAGCGGCGCGCCCCGTTGTGTGGGTAGGCGCCCCAGTTGCGGGCCTGGCGGTGCGACTCGCGCAGGTACGCTGGCATCACCTCAACGACCACCGTGTCGGCGCCGACTTCAACGTCAGTGTCGATGCGCCGCGCGATCGTTTTGACGCGGGCGCCGAGCAGCCGGATCTCAAGCCAGTCGGCGTCCTTGCCTTTGGTGATCCGGGTGACCATCCCGTATCCGGCGATCCAGTCGCCGAGCTTCAGTTCGCCGGCCTTGACCTTAGCCACGGCGCTGCCTCGCGCTGTGGGCACGCTCGACGACGGCTTCCAGCTCGGCGAGCAGCCCAGCGGCGTCCAGTTTCACGATCAGGTCGGTGACCAGTTCGGCCATCGGGATTTCGGGCACTTCACTGACGTCTTCGACGTCGTAGACGTCCTCGGAGCCGTCGGGGAAGCGGACCGTCACGCAGTCATAGACCCAGGACTGCTTGATGCCCACGCCGGTGTCGCCGTCGCACCAGTCGTGGTCGATGACCGTGCCGACACCGTCCGGGGTCTGCACGGACGTTCCAACCATGCTCATGCCGCACCTACTTTCTTCTTCGCCGGCGCCTTGCGGGCGCGCTTCTTGCCGGCCGGGTGACGCTTGATTGACGCTTCGAGCGCGGCCAGCAGATCAGACACATCCTCGGTGGCCTGCTCGGCGGGCGCCGCGACGTAAGGGGCGTCGGCGGCCTTCGCGTCGAGCAGCGCCGAGAGCCGATCGCGGTAGGTGTCGACGTACTGCTCGGGCTCGAACTCGCCGAGCATGGACTCCAGCACCGCGTGGGCCGTCTTGACGAATTTCGGGTTGAGCTCCACTTTCTCGTGGACACCCTTGAGCTCGTCGGTGGGACGCACCTCATCGATCCAGCGCATGGTGTGGATCGCGAGCGTGTCGTCGCCCAGCACGCGCAGCACGCCGGTGCGGGTGCGCTGCCGGTAGGTGAACTCCACGATGCCGACCCGGTCGGACTCGGCCAGCACGGTGCGCAGCAGGGCGTACCCTTCGACGTTGGCCTTGGATTTCGGGTCTTCAGGTTCGAGGTAGTACGTCGCCTCGAACATGATCGGATCAATCTCGGAGCGATGCACGAATTCGAGCACCTCGAATCCGCTGCCGGCTTCCTCTTCGAGCGCGGTCTGCTCGTCTTTGGTGACGGTGACCAGCCGGCCGTTGACTTCGCGCCCGGAGACGATGTCGTGGTATTCCACGATTTCGCCGCAGGTTTCGCATTTGCGGAGCTGGCGGATCGCGCCCAGGCAGCCGGCGTGGTGGGTGTGGAATTCGATGTCGTGGGATTCGGTGGCGGTGTACATGCGTACGCCGACGCCGACCAGGCCGAATCGGATCGGGCCTTTCTTGATGCTTCTCATGATTGCCTTTCTCGTGGGTGAGACCAGAGTATCACAGCGGTGCTGTAGTGGAATCGGGTGTGACAGATGTCACAGCGGTGCTGGTAATCGTAGGATTGGAAACGCCAGGGTTCGGCCAGGCAGGGCAAGGTAAGGTCGCTCCTCGGCGACGCAGCACAGCTACCACCGTCGCTAATCTCAGATGCCCGACGTGACGCAATAAATGCAGCAGCCGAGCCGCTCGTGCGACGCGCAAAATAGTGAGATTCGCACCGATAACCGGCAGTAGCGACAGTACGATCACAACAGCGTCGAATCCGTTCCACCATGATTCGCGGAGAAAACGGCACGGATTCCAACCACAGGCTCCGAGACGTACGACAAGTTCGACGCCGAAAAATGTCAGGAAACCAACATGACTGGCTTCGATGAAGTTCTCGTGGTCATGGTCGAACAGGCTTACCGCCAGCATGGCGGTGTTGGCGAGGATCACGATGACCACAAGCCGTTCGAAGCGGGTCATCATCGGTAGTCGATCTCCCATCCCTCGGGCAGCGGCTTGACCTCAAGGCAAGTGCTGCACTGCAAATGGTCATCGCCCGCGCCTTCATCGCTGAAGTCCTCGGAGCCGCTGTAGTAGGCGATGATTGTTTGCGACTGTTCGTCGAATTCGGTGTGCCAGGTTCTGACGTAACCGGTTTCTGTCAGCCGCCAGTTGTGATCACAATCGCTCATGATGTGTACCCGTGCGCGTTGCCGGGACCGGAGGAGGGTTTCGCGTCGGGGCACAGATAGGTCTGCGCGGCGCTCGCGATTTTGAACGCGAACGTGAACGTGACGTTGGTTTCGGCCGAGACGCTGGACGCGACGTCGTAGGGTGTCATGCCCTTACGCATCAGCACGCACAGACCGTTGCCGATCGTCACTTCCTCGTCGGTGTCGGTGATGGCGATGCCTTGGGCCTGCAGCGCGGCGATGTAGCCGGTGACGTCGGGATAGCCGGAGCTGGTGGGCGCGGCGTTCGCGGCCGGTGCGAACACGAGGGCGCCCGCGAGCAGCGCGGCGCCTAGTAGTGGATTTTTCATGACGTGTGGTTCCTTTCAGCTCACTGCGCCGGGGAGCGCATCGATTTCGTATTTGTAGGTGGGGCAGTAGGAGTAGATCGCGGCCACCACTAGGTGCGCGGTGTCCGCGACGCTGAACGCGGGGCTCTCGGCGACGTAGAGGTTCATGCCGACCGCGTTGAGGCTGTAGCCGGCGGCGAGCTGCGAGCACGCCTGGTGAGCGTCGCCGCGTAGGTGCGCCGGCGCGCCGGGGACGGCGAAGTGGATCATCGCCGTGTCGAACAGTTGGTCGCCGGTGATGTCGGCGTGTGCGGTGCCGGCGGCGGCGAGGACCGCGAGGGCGGCGGCCGCGGGCGCGACGATACGAGCGTATTTCATGGGTTGGTTCCTTTTCTCGTGGGATTTGAGAGGTGGTTATTTAGTTGTGGTCGTACGTTGCGGTGCATCTGCAGGTGCTCACGCGCGGCCTTGACGGCCGGCGCCTTGCTGGCCCACACATAGTTCTGGACAACGCCGACGCGGCCGGCGTTGCTTTTCACCTCGCGGTGACAGCGCAGGCAGTACGCCGCATAGTCGCAGCGTTTCCTGTCGCCGGACCACATACGCCGGTCGTACTCGTAGCGCAGGATGCGGACGATGTCGGTCACTGGCCGGCCTCCTTGCGGACTTTCGCGGCGATCTCCTGCAGCCGTAGATCGTGGGGCAGCGGCCGGCTCATCAGCGTGAGCTCATAGGCGCGGACCTGCAGCCCGATCGCGCCCATCTTCATGCCGTCGAACAGCACGATGACCATCCGCGGTGTCGGGTAGGTGCGGCCGCGCTTGCCGATCGCGCGGTAGCCGCGATACCCGATCGGCTGCACGGTGCCCACGCCGTGGTCGGGGTGGCTGACCCGGTCATGGGGCTGCACACCGTACTCCGGGTAGCCGGCCAGCAACGCGGCCGCGGCCGCGCTGCCTTGGGTTTCGCGGGTCCAGGCGACCCGATCGCTGGCGTGCAGGCGGGCGATCCGCTCGGCGTCACGTTTGGTTTTGGTGCGCTGGCGGCTGCCGTCCGGGTAGACGAGCTGCCAGCGGTTGCGCGCCGGCTCGCCGTCCCAGCGTTCGATGTAGTAGTTGCCGTCGGGTCCGAGCAGGATCGCGGTGGTGACCGCGCCGTCGGGCTCGCGTGGTATCCGTGTCATGGCAGTTTCCTCCAATGTTTGTAGGCCGCCCGTTCGGCGTCCTGAACGTGGTCGAATAGGCCCAGGCTCGCGGCCGGCCCGGATGGGCTGGCGTAGAACACGGTCAGCTCGAATTTCGGCCCTGCTGTGCCGTCGATCTGATAGCTCCACACGCCGTGGCTGTTGATTTTGGCGGTGTAGAAGCGGCGTTCGCGCCTGACGAACAGCGGCGCCGGTTCGTAGCTGGTCACAGGCCGGCCAGCTCTTCGAGCTCGTGTAGGAACGCATCCCAGCCGGTGTCGCTGGAGTCGCGCGGGCGGCCGGCGGCCTCCCACGCGTCGCGGACGGTCTGCCATTTGTGGGGCTTTTCGAAGTAGTAGAGCGTCTCGTCGGCGGTGTCGAGCTCGCCGGTGTCGACCAGCACGTGCCCGAATTCGAGCACCTCGGCGAAGTCGGCGGTCCATGTCATGGTTGTTCTTCCTCCTTGTGTGCGAAACGTTCGGTGGCGACGCGTTGAAGCTCGGCGCGGGCTTCGGCCTCGGTGAACGCGCCGTAGATACGGGCATCAACGTCATGGATCTGCCACACGTCGGTGGGCTTCCACTGGTACGCGTAGATGCTTGCTGCGGCGTAGGCGCCGGGGACATGCGGGAGCCGGCGTATCACGTAGATGCGCGCCGGCCCGTAGCTGGTTGATGGGCGGGTTTCGTCCACGTAGTAGGGCGCTCGGAGCGGTCGCTCACCAGCTCACCTCATTTCGCCATGCTTGGGCGGCCTTGGAGCCGCGTGTCGGGTAGGGACGGCGGCCGGCGGTGTGCCGGGTGTTGGGTTTGCGTCCGCCGCGCAGGTGGACGGCGCCGGTGCGGTGTTCGAAGCGTTGACGGCGGCGTGCCTTCTCGGCTTCGTGGAGCTCGTGGGTGGTTGTGTTCATGAGACCAATGTAGCAGCGGTGCTGTGAGGTGTCAAGTGGTGCTGTGACATTCATCGTGGGTCCACCAGCTCACCCTTCAACGCCAACTGCACACACGCCAGCTTGTCGCGGTGCCACCGCACAAACTTGTGCTCCGGCGCGGCCGTCACCGGCACCATGTACTCCGCGCGGGTCACCCGGCCGGCGATGATGTTGACGTAGATCAGCTCACGGAACCCGCTGGGCAGCCGCCGAAAGAACACCGTGTTGAACGGACTGACACCGTCGGCGATGTCTGCCACCACGGTCCAGCCCTCGCGGCGCGCGAGCGCGATCAGACCCGCGCGGGCCTGCTCGTCGCGGCTCATCGCCGGCGCTCCACGATGTACGTCAGCCACGCCCAGCGGCCGCTGTGCGGGTCACGGAAGGTGTGGCGCACCCGGAACGCCTGCGTGGTGCCGTACACGTTGTTGCCGCCGTGGTAGGACGCCTCGTGCCAATGCCAGTACGTCTCGGTGAATCCGCCCTCGGCCAGCTCGCGCCACGCGCCTGCGTAATCGTCGCCGAATCCGGTCTCGTCGGTGGCGTCGTCGCCGGCCTCGCAGCGCAGCGTGACGTCGCGGTAGCGCGGCCACAGCGGATCATTCGCCAGCTGGGCGGCCAGGCGCGCCTCGAATTCGAAGCGACACACCCCGCAGCCGGGGACAAACTGGGAGTGCTCGCCGTGCGCTCGGGTCAGCTCGGGCACCTGGGTCATCAGCTCTGCTCCTCGTCGGTGCTGAACTCGCGCTGGTTGGCGACCCAGTCGGCGTAGCCGAGCAGCGTGTCACCTTCGCCCACTTCGTAGCGCCAGTCGCTCATGGGGAACCGCTCATCGTCCTCCCAGGAGCGGGGCAGGCCGGCGCGCCAGTCACGCACGGGCTCCTCCTGGCCGGCCTGCCAGTCGCCCTCCCAGATGATCGCGTCCTGAACGGCGACACGGAACGTGCCGGTCTCGCCGTCCGGGTCGATCTGGATCAGCGTGACGCCGTCGCGGGCGGTCAGTGCGTAGAGCACCAGCGCGCCGTTGTCGAGGACGGCGGTGATGGTGTCGGCGTCGAATTGTGGATCGTTGGCGTTGCGGATCTCGGTTCTCATGCGTTGCTCTCCTGTTCGAAGCAGCCAGGAAATTCCGGCAGCTTGGCTGTCGCGGCGAACCGGCGCCCACCGCAGATGGGGCAGCAGCGGGCAAGCCCGCCGTTGCGTTTGATGCGCCGCTCCAGGGCGCGGTCACCGCTCCAGGTGGCGGCCAGGCTCCAGTCGATGCCGGCGCCCTTGACGACGCTCGTGAGGCGGGCGCCGGCGCCGGCGCGGTGTGCCGCGAGGCGGCTGTCGAGGTCGGCGGCCCAGCCCAGGTAGTGGCCGGCGTGCTCATAGCGGCGGTCGAAATGCAGCAGATAGACCGTCCCCGCCACGCTCATCGCCGGCCTTCAAGCCATGCGAGGACTTGGCGTGCCCGGTTGGGGCCACGGGTCAGCGCGGCCCAGTCGCTGTGGCCGCCGTGGATCAGGCTCTGCTGCGCGGGTGTCTGCAGCCGGGCCCGTTCGATCCCGCCCAGCGCCGTGTACCACACCACGATGCGGTCGGCCGGTCCCCAGGTGGCGCCACCAGCGGCCATCATCGCGGCCAGCAGCTCGCCGGGTTCGGCGGGGCGGGTGAATTCGTCGGCACCCCACCGCTGGTCGGCGCCGGACAGCACGTTCAGTGTCCAGCCCTCGTCGGCGGCGGCGACGCGGATCTTGTCGCGGGTGTTCATCAGTGCAGCGCCATCCTGGCGTGAAACGAAGCCCACGCGACGTGGTCGCACAGCTTGGCGACAGCGGCCGCCATGTCGGGCAGCCGCGCAGCGACATGGTTACCGCCGGCGAACACATCCCACGCCGGCACCCAGTCGTCGCGGTGCGCGGTGAACGGGGTGAATCCGCGGTCCATTACCGAGCCGATAAACCGGCCGGCGTGATACACGCGCGCGTGCAGCACGGCACCGCCCGGACGCGTCGCGATCACGACAGCATCGACGTCGGCCGGCCGCAGGATCGCCGGGATGCGGCAGGCGAGGTGGTCGCAGCTCATCGCTCGAACTCCTCGAACATGATCGCGAGGTCATCCAGAGTGATCTCGTCGCCGTCCTCGAACTGGTCGAGGTAGGCGATGATGTCGCCCTTGCGCATGGTCAGACTCCCTTGCTCCAGTAGCGGATACCGAGCTCGGTGACGAAGTCGGCGAATTCGGGCGCCGCGAACAACAGCTCGCGGCTCTGCTCGGTCATCTTGGGGAACGCGTAGGCGAACATGCGGGCGTCGTCGTAGAACACGATGGACGTGCGGACGTCATTATCGGCGCGGAAGAACAGGTCTTGGTTGATCCAGTGGACCATCAGCGTTTTGTTGCCGGCGCGTACGAGCGCGCCCAGCTCGCGCGGGTTCAGTTTGGTCAGCTCGGTCATGGCCGGTTCTCCTCGTCGTCGGTGGTGCTGGTGGTGGTGTCGGGCTCTTCGATTTGCAGCCATGCGGTGATTCCCATGACTACGCCGCCGCCGAATCGTTGGACTGAAACGCGAGCAGCTCGGCGATCACGCCGGCCAGCTCGTCGTCGGTCAGAAACAGCGTGACTTTGGTGCCGAATGGTTCGTCGTCGCCGAAATCGACGGTGATGGCGCCGCTGGTTAGCCGGCTCAGCTCGGTGAGCTGTGGGTGGTGGACGTTGACTCGGATGACTGTGCTCATGGGTTGGTGTTCCGTTCTCGTGGGAGGTTGTGCTTACACCACGAAGCTACAGCGCCGCTAGCGCAAGCGTCAACAGCGGGACTGAGTGAGCTGCGTCACAGGTTTCGGGAGGGTGACCCTCCCAGATGAGTCCACGGGGGACCGCGAACGCGAAGCCCTTTTCATCGGTGCGAACGCCGGGGGGAGACGCGCGAGCCGGCGCCCTACGTTATCGCAGCGGCGCTGTTGACTTTCACGACAGCGATGCTGTAGGGTTGGGGAAATGTTCGATTCGGCCCCAGGAGAGGAAGCACCAAAATGATTCAGGTTCGCGAGCGTCACGTCACCAGCGAGGAAGCCTACGCGGACGTAGAGCTGTCCTACGGCAGCCACGAGATCGATCCGGCCACGGCCGTGACGATCGCCTCGTGGTGGCAGGCGCCGGCCGGCGTGGGCTACATCCTCGCCGGCTTCGCGTCCGGCTGCGAAGTTGACGACGTTGCGCTGTTGGACGATATCGCCGCGACGCGCCGCGAGCAGGGCTATCCAACCGGGTTGGCGCCGCGTGACCGGAAGGCTTTGGACATGCTCGCCACGTTCGTGCTCGCCGCGCGCACGCCGGCCGGCGAGGTGATCGGCCACGTCCACCAATGGCTACCGGCCGGCACCGCGCATGTGGAGACGCGTTGCGAGTGCGGCGCGACGCGTATTCGGCGGGGTGTCACTTATCGCGTGTACAGCCCGTGAGCACTTCTGGGTGCTTGACAGTCATCGCTTCGCCTCCTTCTCGGCGTACATCTGCTGGACTTGCCGCTTGTGGTAGCGGGCCTCGGATTGGGACAACACCACCGTCGCGGGTTTCATCGTCGCGCTCGTTCGCGGTGACCTGCGCGACGGCCGCGACACCGAGCCGCGCTGGACAATCCAGGGCAACAGCCTCGCCAGGTGGTCCCGCGTGGTCGAGGAAGGCTGAGCCGTGAAAGTCTCCAGCAAAGTTCAGTGGACCATCGTAGGCGGACAGCGGCGGCTCGAAAGCCTCACCAAGAGCGGCAAGGCAACGGTCCTCCTGCGGGACATGGGACCGGGCAAAGCAGTGGCGGGCATCAAGCGGTACAGCGTCACAGCACTCGACGGCCACAACCTCCTCCCGGTCAGCCGAGGCTTCCACGACCTCGCGGAAGCGCGCGCCTACGCGAACAAGATTTGGCGGGCGTACTGATGGCCCAGCGAAACGGATGGCAGACAGTCCACACCAACGACGACGGAAGCATCGTCCAAGCCCGGTTCAACCGGTCGCGGAGATGGGAGTACCGCATCGTCCCACCAAGGAAGGAGGCCCGCTGATGGGTCTTTTCAGTGCGCTCTGCAACGGGTGCAAAAACCCGATCCTGCCCACGTTCAACACGGAGGTGATCAACGCGTGGATGAGCGACTGTGTCGCGATCTACAGCGACGGCACCCGCGTGCGCGGCTTCTACGACGGCTACGGGCGGCTCGACAACGAGGACGGCGACTGCGTGGCCGGTGACGAGGACGGCAGCGTCGAACCTGTGTGCTGCTGGACATCGAACAACGACGGCCCGACTGTGTGGCACGCGGCCTGCTGGTACAACGCGGGGCAGCCGAAACGGTACGAAGGCCAGTCGGCTCACGCGCCCGACCAGGGCCATTTCTTCGATGAGGGCACCTACGACATCCCGGAACCGGAGGTACAGCGATGACCGTCAAGGTGACCACCCGCAAGTACATGGGCGACGACGCCTATTCGTGGGCCGTGTTCGCGGACGGGCGTCCGGTCGTCACCGGCCTGGTGTCGGTCTTGGATCGCTCCACCAGTTCGTCCCAGTTTTCGATCAGCGCGCGCGCGCACATCACGGCGCCGCCGCGCTCGTCGGTCTCGACCGGGTGAGCTTTGGACTGGTGCGGCTCGCGGTCGACACGTAGCCGCATGCCGTATGTGGCGATGAGGTCGCCCTTGCGGATTTGGTGTGTCGTGACGGTCTCGTATTTCGTCATGGTGCGGTGTTCCCTTCGTGTTGTGATGTGGCGCAGCTCGGCTCGGCCGGCGCGTGGCTCTCGTGCTCGGTTTTGAGCGCAAGCATGGCGGTCACGATGACCAGGGCAATGGTGGCGATGACCAGCGCCCAGGTGGCGCCGGTCAACCGGCGGGTGGCGTGATGCTCGGCTGTGGTGTGCTCACAGCCGTGAGCCGGCGCCACGGTGGGCGCCGGCTCGGTCAGCTCGGCCGAGCTCACTCGCCGGCCTGCTCGGTGTCGGTGTCGTCGGTCTTGGGCGCCATCGTGCGCAGCGCCGTGATAGGCGCGCTGAGCAGCATGCCCAGACCGGCGATGACGAACGTTATCGACAGGTAGTGCGTGATCATTGATTCCCTTTCCTGTTGGTCGCTCGGCCGGCCGGCCGAGCTGGTTACGCGAAACTCTGTTCGAACCGGTAGTGACCGCACCACGGGTCACGGCCGGCGCAACACGATGCGACCTCGGCGGCGAACGCGCGCGCGGCCGCGAGCTCGTCAAGGTCAAGCTCGGTGTCCGGGTCGATAACGTCAAGCTCGGTGATGGTCTCGGCCGGCGCATCCAAGGCGATCGGCCCGCAGCAGCATTCCCACGCCGAGCGGCACGGACACACGGCCGCGCTCACCGCGCATCCCCGATGTGGCGACGGTCAAGCTCGGCGTTGATGCGCCATTCCCGCACCGCGTACGGCAGCACCACGACTAGCCCGACGATGGCGCCCACGATGGCGGTCATGACGCGCGCTCGGTGTAGCAGTGCCCATCGTGTGAGAACACGACAAGCGCGGCGCCGGTAAACGTCTCACCCGTGTCGGGGTAAAAGAAGTCGCCGCGTTCGAACGGGTGATACGTGACGCGAGCCGGCGCCGCGAGCTCGGGCTCATCCTCGGCGAGGATGCCGGTTATCCACGCGTGTACCTCGCGGTGCCCCTTGTGACCTTTGGCCTGATCGGCCGAGCCGGCGAGGATGCGCTCGCGGGTCGATCGGCGCACGTACGGTGCGCAGTCGGTCAGCGCGGCCGATTCGCCCTCGGCCACCTTCAGTCCCTTGTCGGGACCGTCAAGCGCTTTGAATGACCATTGCGTTTTCGGGTCACGGCTCGCGAGGTTGCGGTATCCGCCCACGCGGACACCGCGATACTCGCGGCCGGCGAACGAGCGGAACGTCATAGCCCCACTATACCCACAGCGGTGCTGCTAGACAACAGCCACAGCGGTGCTGTAGGTTGGGGGCATGAGTAAGCAGCGAATGATCGTTTATCGGGGACCGAGCGCGCTAGACCCGTCGGTGCCCATCGTGGTGCTCGCCACCTATGACACACGCACGGGTGACAAGAGCTCCGCCAACGCCAAGACCGGCGGAATGATCCAAACCTGGATTTTGCGCGACGACATTGCGCCGCTCGACGCGTTACGCGAGGGCACCGACACCGCAATCTGTGGCGACTGCCCGCACCGCTCACGACCGTCGGGCGGTAGCGGCGCGTGCTACGTGAACGTCGGACAAGCGCCGCGTTCGACGTGGGCCGCGTACAAGCGCAACGGTATCGGTCACGGCCCACGCCAAACACGGCCGTTCGACGTGTCGGTGTTCGCCGGCCGTAAGGTCCGTATCGGCAGCTATGGCGATCCGGCGGCCGTGCCGTTCGACGTGTGGGAGCAGATCAGCGCGGCGGCCGCGCATTGCACGGGATACACACACCAGTGGCGCCACGCCGACCCGCGTTTCGCTCGGATCTGCCGAGCCAGCGTCGACGGCCCCGAGCACATCAGCGCCGCTCGCGAGCTCGGATACCGACTGTTCGTGGTGCGCCCGATCGGCACACCCAAACCTCGCGGGCTCATCACCTGCCCAGCGAGCGCGGAGGCCGGCCGCAAGACGACCTGCAGCGTCTGCCTGCAGTGCGGCGGCACCGACTCCGGGCGCCGCCATGACGTGACGATTGAGGCGCACGGCTCGGGGGCTCGCAGGTTCGCGCCGCTCGCGATTGTGTAGAGCCGGCTCGGAGAGACCTGCATGGCGTAGCGTCTCCGAGCACACCGAGCGCCGGCCGCGTGCCACCTCCCACGCGGCCGGCGCTTTGGCGTGCGCGCGCGCGCGCTGGTGAAGTGAACACCTGTAGCGCCGGCCGTAGCGCCGCTCTGCGGCCGCGCTAGAGCGCAGCAATGACCCGCGTGCGACGGCCGCCGGATCGGTGCCAGGCAGGGCGCCGGCCGAATTTCCGAGAGCACTGGTGATTCGAACAACTGTTCGATAGTGGTGCTGTGGCATCGGCCGCAGAACACTGCGAGCTCGGCGCCCAAATCAGCTAGCACCGCGCAAACCGGCGCCACACGGCCGCGCTAGCAGTCCGTGCCCAACACATTCCCGCAGGTGGCACACCACGCGGCCGGCATGCGCCCACGCTAGGCAGGCCATTGCTGCGCCCTAGCTGCCACGTAGAGCCACGAACATGCTCGGCCGGCATGGGCACCACGGGAGCGGCCGTCTCGTCGCTCTGCGGGCAACCGGCGCCGGAATCAGCGCTAGCTAGTGCTAACTCTAGCTAGCAGACGGCCGTACCACTTGTTTGCTGGCTCGCGTTTCCCCAGGTCGCGATGGTCCAATGGTTAGACCAAACAGAGCCACTGACCAACCGGCCGGTTGAGCGCCCAACAGTGGCACGGCCGTACCAAACGACCCAGCTCTGCTCACCCGCAGCGCCGCCGGCTCACACCGCAGCGCCGGCCGGCGCAGCTCCCCCACGCGCGGCCGCAGAGCCACGCGCGCGCTCGAGCGGCCCCGGCTCGAGCCGGCCGAGCTCGAGCCCCCACGCGCGCACTCGAGCGGCCGCCGAGCGGCCGCTCGAGACCTTGTACGGCCGTACCAAATCGATCGGCACGCGCGTACCAGATCGGCCGCCTTCGGCCGTGCCAGAAGACTGGCACGCCCGTACCAGGCTCGACGGGTGAGGGCCCGACGGTCGCGCGCCCGTTCGCGCGCGTCCGCTCTAGCGCTTGTGACTGGCGTGACGCGCGCGGCGCGCGCGGCGCGTGGTGACAAAGTGGCAGCCGGGGCGCCCGGCTGCGGCGGTAGCTCGCGGTTTCTCCCCCCGTGAGAACTAGTTTTGCGCATCGCCGCGAATGTACCCGAAATGCGTTGCGGCAGTGGATGTTTCAGACGTGTTTGCTAGCGCGTGAAAAACGTGCTGCGACAACGCATCCCGCGCGTTGTTTGGATTTTACCCAGATACCGGTAAATCGCGCATCAAAGCCACTGGTCAGGGCTAGTACTCCCGGTCGGGGGCGTGGGGGTCGGTGCGGGCTAGTTGCTCCATGTGTTGTTGGAGGGTGTGTCGGGCTTTGCGGTTGGGCGGCCACCAGCGGCGGTGGGTGAGGTGGTGCAGTTTCCAGGCCAGGTGCCAGCGGACGTCTTGCCACGCCATGTGTTTCAGTATGCGTGTGGAAGTGGTGCTGCTAGGGTTGATCTGCTAGCGCCCCTCGTCTATCAGCGCGAGGTAAGACCTCGGTGGGGGTTGCCGGAACGAAAGACGCGAAGGACCGGACCCATCTGGCCTGATTGGGCCGGTTTCCCACGAGAAAGGTGCGAGTGGACGGGTTCCTGTTTTTGGTGTTGGTGGGTTGTGTGCTGTATTTGGGTGGGGTGTTGTGTGTGGGGTTGTGGGATTTGCTGCGTCGTGTCTCCGGCCGGGCGACGGTTTGGAAGTTTGCGCTGGTGAGGCGTTTGGTTAGGCAGGAGTGAGGAGTTAGCGGATGGCTGAGACGGCGGCGGGCACGGACGTGGACACGCGAACGCGCGGGGTGGCGGCGCGTAAGGCGAAGGCCGAGAGGGCTCAGCGGCATGTGTGGTGTGCGTATCATTCCGACGGCTCGGAGTTCGTGTTGTTCGGCACGGAGCTGGCGGCGATGCGTTATGCGGTCGAGAACGATATGAAGTGCCAGGCGGTTGCGTTCGGGGTGGGGTTGCGGGAGCAGACCAAGTGAGCGCCGTGAGCGCTGTGCAGGATCTGTATGACGCTGGTCCTGGTGGGATCTGTGCTGATTGCGGGCATTTTGCTTACCGCCATGTTGGGCGGCAGTGCCGGTGGCCTGACCGGCAGTGCTGCTGTGAGGGGATGCTGTGGCAGGGCGAGCGGATTGAGATGAACGGTACTTATGGGCCGGTGATGGAGCAGATCAAGTGAGCGAGCGTACGTCCGATGGCCGCGTGATCGACTACGTGCTGGATTGCGATACGTGCCGTCAGATGTATGTCTTCGCTCGGCCTGGTGAGCGCACGGTGGAGCTCAACAAGCATCTCGGCCACAAGGTGGACTTATTCCGGCAGGCGCGGCTATGAGCAGCTTCGTAGAGATGGCGCGTGATGATGTCACCGAGACGATGAACCGCTGGAACAAGCTGCACCACCATCCCGCTATCCGGCCCACATCCGCCGAGGTTGAGGAGATCATCACCAAGCTGGTCGGTTGCAACATCAGCTTGTTGCGGGCGATTGAGGAGGTTGAGGCGCGGCCGTGGTGGCGCCGGAGGAGGTTCAACCCGTATGCGCGTTAGATGCCTGCTGGGTTTCCATGAGTGGGTCGAGCGTGACCAGCAGACAGTGCTTGAGCCGAAACACCGGCAGCTCGACCCAGTGCGGCGGCGGCGCCAGCATTGCCCGAAGGAGGATTACGACATGCTGTGGCCGGACGGGGCGGTGATGTGAGCCAGTTTGATTACCATCCCGAGGACTACGACGGGACCGAACGCTGCGAGGACAACATGACCGGGCTGCCCGCGGACAACATCGACATCGCCGCGGTCCACCGGCGACTACAGGGGGAGTGGGACAAGCCTAAGCGACTGGGTGATGACGCCTGGTACATCCTGGGCAACGGCCGCGGGATCATCGTATCTTGGGACCCCGACAGCGAGCCCGGCACGGACTGGCTGCACGCCTCGATCAGCTACGAGAAGCCCTATCGGTTCCCGTCGTATGCGGATCTGAAGATGCTGCACCACGCCGTGTTCGCGGACGGGCACGCCTATCAGTGTTTCGTCCCGTCCGCCGAGCACATCAACATCACCGCGAACGTGCTTCACCTGTGGGGCAGAGCGGACGGCAAGCCTGCGCTGCCGAACTTCGGAAGGGAAGGAACGATCTGAATGGCCACCGAGATCGAGAAGAACATCTGGTACACCTACCATCCGCCGACCGACGAGCAGATCGCGGCGTACCAGGCCATCCGGGCCAAGGCCCGTGAGCTGGCCGATCTGTTCGACGCGCACACACTGGGGTCCGCGGATGCCACGGCGGCGCACCGCAAGCTGCGCGAGACCGTGATGGCGATGAACCTCGCGATCGCGTGTAACACGTGAGCCGCACAGAGAGGGTCTGCCTGACCATCTACGGGTTGATCGTGGTGGGTGTGCTGGTGCTGTGGGTGATGTGGTGAGCGAGCCTGTGACGGCTGTCTTTGATGTGGACGGCAATTTTGTGGGTCACGAGCCGCGTGCCTGCCGGGCGCACCGCACGGTGGGTGCTCACCGGGCTTGGTGCTTCGACTGCGGGGAATGGTGCTACCCGGACTTTGAGATGGCCTGCATCCGATGCCGTCACCCGGAGGGCTGAAATGGTTGGTAAGGATTATCCGCATCACGAGCAGTATCCGCATGTCACGTGCCCGGTGTGTGACATGACGAGTTACAACCCGCATGACATTGAGTGGGGCTGGTGCGGCAACTGCAATGCGTATACCAGCCATGTTGATCCGATGGAGCGGGCGCGGCGGTTTTTGCGTGAGGCCGGCGGGTTGGGGCCCTATGACGGGGATGTGACGTAATTGAACGGTTTTTCGGGGTTTATCCGCGGTTTTCCGGCGTTTTCTAGGCTTTTCGATCGTTGTCGTGTTTTTTCGCTGCGATTTTCGGGGGGTTTGGGTGATGCTGGCGGCGCTGATCGTGTCGATGGCGGCGGTGATGCTGTGCCTGCTGGCGTGCTGGATGCTGATGGCGGGCATCGTGGTCGGTTGGTTCCGGCGGCGCGACGATGACCGATCCGAGCGGCCTGATTGACGAGGAGTTCGTCGGGTATCTGTTCAACGGGTCGGCGCCGGAGCGCCGCCCGCGGCTGTGGTTTCTGGACCGCCAGCTCTACACCCGCATGTTCAGCGTCGTTGGACATGGGCATGTGATGTCCAACGACAGCGGGGTGGGCTACTGGATCGCCCAGATGCCCAGGCTTGACCCGGAGGTGACCAGACAGTGGGGGCCGTTCGTGGCCTATGAACGCGCGGCGCCGGGTGTGATCCTGCGCTACGACCACCTGCTGCCCGAGCAGTGGTCAATGACGTGGCGGCTGACCGACACGACGATCCCGCACGTGCACACGTTCGGTTATCTGCATGACACGTGGCGGCTTGGTGTGTGGCCGGACTGATCGGCGCGTCCGGTCGGTGTGTTCCCTATTTGCCGTTACCATCAGCGTGGCGTAGGAGGGCGCATGGTCAACGAGGTTCAGCGGTTCGACATCGGCAACTCCCCGGGGTCGGGGAAGTTCGTGCTGGGTTTCAACGGTGCGGACACCGCCCCGATTCAGTATCACCCGGCGGCGGGGGTGGTGCAGTCCGCGCTTGAGGCGCTGCCCACGGTCGGGATCGGCAATGTGGTGGTGACGAAAGATGGCAACTGGGGATATGTCGAGACGTTCCTGAACGCTTTGGGGGATCAGGATCTGCCGCAGCTGACGGCCGTGATGGACGCTCAGATGGCCGGGACCGGGGCCACGATGACGGTGGCCACGGTGCAGCAGGGCAGCTCTGGTGATGTGCCGCCCGACGTCCCGGGTGGTGGTTCGGGGCCGACGCTGCAGACTCCGTGCACGGTTCGTGATCTGCTGGGGTTCGCGATCGAGGTCGCTGCGGTGACCAGCGGGGCGCATCACAGCTTCCCGGTTGAGAGCACCGCCGATGTGATCACGGTGGTCGTCGGGCAGTGATTGTCACGATCGAGCGTGATGAGGACATGCCGGGGGTGCAGGCGCAGTTGGATGTGATTGAGGCGCTGCGGCGGTGGCACCGGCCGCTGCGTCACTGTGACGGGCCGTGGATTGAGGTCCGCTGGGCGAATCCGAGATATCTGTGATGCACATCGTCTATGAGCCGACCGGGCTGGTCAGACGCGGTGAGCTGATGGGCGAGATGATGCAGGTCCGTCTGCATGGGGTGTGTGAGGACTGCGGGCATGACTTGAGCTGGGGGCCGGTGTGGATACCGATGAGTGTGGACGCCGCTGTCCGCGAGACAAAGGAGCTGTAATGGTCTGTTCCGGTTGTTACCGCTCCGATTTCGACGGTTCGTGGTGGTGCGACAACTGCGACCAGTGGCCGTGTGTTTGCGAGGAGGAATCCGATGGCTGACAAGTACACCACCCTGCAACTGTCCACGCCGTGCCGGCTTTCCGAGGCCAGTGACTGGTTCGAGGAGGTCAAGGCGATCATGGGCGAGGATGGCCTCGCTGCCGCGGAGGTGAGCGTGATCGAGCACACCGACGGGCACTGGCGGATCACCGTGCATCTGGGCGAGTCCACGTGAGCTGGAACTTCTGTCCGTGGTGTGGCCACCGGGTGTATCAGCACTGCAGCACGGGTTGCCTGCATGTGGAGCACCCGTACCGGGCGTGCGCCGACACGGCCTGCCCGGACTTCAATCCCTAGTCGCATCCTCACGGTCACGACGTTGAGGAACCCTGCGACTGCAGGGTGGCGCATTCGCTGCTGGTGGGCGTGCCGCACTCGCTGATCAAGGTGGTGTCGAAGTGATTCTGACGGACTATCTGGCCCAGTTGCGCAAGCTCGCCGACAGCGCGCTGGAGAAACTTCAAGAACGTGAGCAGACCGGAGATGGACACGTCAGCACGATTAAGGGGAGTAGCAGTTGGTGGGATGGCTACCGCCAGGCCCTGGATGACGTGACCGAATTCGTCAACACCCACGAGGAGGCAACCCCATGAGTTTCGCCGACGACAATCAGAAAGCTTGGGCAGAAATTACGGAGCTGCACCGCTCCCGCCCGGAGGAGTTCGGGACGATCGAGACGGCGAACGGGCCGGGCGCCACGCTGGCGCAGACGACGGCTTTGCGTGAGCTTTTGCCGATCCTGTTCGAACGTTACGGGATCAAGTCCGTGCTGGACGTTGGGTGCGGGGACTGGAACTGGATGAGCCAGGTCGACCTCGGTGATGTCGCCTATCTGGGCTGGGATGTCGAGGAGTCGATGATCGCGGCGAACAACATAACGTTCAGTGAGCGGCCCAATGTCAGGTTCCAGGTACGCAGCCTGCTGACCGTGCAGGAGATCCCGAAGGTCGACCTGATCCTGGCCCGCCACGTCCTGATCCACTTCCCCAACGAGGAGATCACCAGGTGCCTGGACCTGTTCCGGGCCTCCGGGTCCAAGTATCTGCTAACCAGCCACTGGCCGGACGGCTCCAACGACGACTACGAGCCGGAGGGTTTCGCGTGGCGGGGCTATATGGAACGGGCGATCAATCTGGAGAAGCCGCCGTTTTTCCTGCCGCACTGGGTTGAGGCAATCGATGAGCCGGCCGCCGACGCTGGGGTGCTGCGCGACGCCCACGAGCTGGGCCTGTACGTCCTGCAGTCCGACGCTGTGCTGCTCGGCGCGCGTGGCGAGGACACGTTTCTGGTGGCCGCCGACGAGCCGGTGGGCACCGTGGTCAGCGGAATGATCAAACCGATCCAAACGTGTGAGCACCGCGCCACGTTTCGGGTGCACCGCGCCGACAACACCGTCGACACCATCTGCGGGGCGTGTCAGCAGGTGATCGACTCCCGGGGGGAGGCGGGTGGGGTGTTCTCCTTCCATGACACCATCGCCCGCTGGGCCACCGACGTGACACAGGGTGTGACGCTGGGCGCGTCGGATCGGCCGGCCAGGTTGCAGGGCCGCCCGGTGACGCGTCGCGAGCTGCTGAAGGGTTTGAAGGAGAATCACCGGGAGGTGGTGGAGATGGCCCGCAAGGACAACTCGCTCGCGTCGGCGTGGCTGCTTTTGGGGGCGCAGGCCGCGGTGATCGACGGCATCCTCGATGAGCTGCTCGGCGGGGAAGATGTCTGAGCGCAAGCTGGTCATGGTCGACAAGGAGAAGCTGCGCGAAAAACGCGACGACTACCGCGCCAGCATGGCCAGGGGACCCAACGTCGCCGCGGCCATGCGAGCGCAGACCATCATGATCAACGCGGTCCTCGATGAGCTGCTCAGCGACGATGGCTGACGAGGTTTGACATGACGATCGCGATCGGTATCGTCGCGCACGACTCGCGCCTGGAAGCCGTGCGGCTGCTGCGCCGCTCGGTGGCCGCGGTGGTCACCAACGTCGACGACGGCAGCCTGGGTTGCGAGGCCAACCACATCGCGGTGCTGCGCGCGCTGGCGTACCGGCATGTGGACTGGTGTGTGGTCCTCGAGGACGACGCGCAGCCGGTCAAAGATTTCCGGGCGCACCTGGCGGCGGCGCTGGCGTTCGCGCCGGCCCCGATCGTCGGGCTGTATCTGGGGTATGGGAACCCATCGGGTGAGACCCAGCGCCAGTCCGGTAACGCGGCGCGCACCGCGATCAGCGAGGGTAAGGCATGGATCGTGAGCGACTGCCTGATCGGCAGCGTGGGGTATGCGCTGCGGATCAGGATGATCGAGCCGCTGTTGCGTGACATCGAGACGCGCGGCGAGGAGTTGCCGCTGCGGATCTCCCGATGGGCGCAGGCCCGCAGCATCGGGATCTGCTACACCCAGCCGAGTCTGGTGGACCACGCCGATGGGGAGCCGATTGACTGCTCGATGGGTGCACGCCCGCGTGGTGAGCGTAAGGCGTGGAACTGCGGCATCCGCCACGGCTGGGACACCGGGGCGGTGAGGATGGGGCACTGTCCGGGTTGGAGCGCACCGCGATGAGGTGCAGGCACTGCGGGGAGAACATCATGAAGTTCATCAGCCGCGACGAGGGCGAGCAGTGGTGGCACGCCGACCCGGCGGCGGGCAAGCGGACCACATCCCTGCACTGCCACGAGAACCCGTACGGACCCGTCGCGGAGCCGGCGCAGTGAGTACCGATCCGTTTGAGGACGACAGTCGATGGACGATGCTCAACGAGATGTTCGAGGACTGGCAGCAGCTGCCGCCGTGGCAGAAATGGCTGTTGTACTCCATGCTCCCGAAGCCGCCGGAGAGAAGCTGATATGGCACCGGAGATGCTGATCGTGGGGACGCTGCTGAGCGGCGCGGCGGGCTGGCTGATCATGGACCTGCGGTACGCCTGGCAGAAGCGGCAGTGGCCGCGCTACGAGGAGCCTGCTGAATGGATGGAGAGGCACCGCGGTTCCGAGACGATCACCGTGTCGCAAGGGTTACGGGCGATCCAACTGGCCGCCGGCGCCTGGGCCGCCGACGCCCCCTACGTCGCGGCGCCCGCCGAGCAGGCCATACGGTCCCTCGCTGCCGGCGGGCGGATGCCGTCCGTTGTCGAGGCGTGGCGCGATCCGTTCACCTACGAGAAGGTGCGTTGATGCATGAGGGTGCGTACCGGTTCGTCGCGGACACGGTCAGGCAGCTCGAGCCGCGCCGCTGCGTGATCGAGTTGGGGTCGCGCACCGTCGCAGGGGACTGGCCCTTTTCCGGGCCGGTGCGCCCGCTGTTCGGTGACGCGGCTTACGTCGGCGTAGACATCGCCGACGGCCCGAACGTGGATTTGGTTGCCGACGCGGCGCACTGGCCAGTCCCTGGCTTGGCGTGGCTGGGCACGGGATGGATGCAGCACTTCGTGTCCGATGGGGTGGACACCGTGGTGTGCTGCGAGACGCTGGAGCACACACCCGACGCCGAGGCGATCTGCCGTAATGCCCACCGGATGCTGATGACCGGTGGGGTGTTCCTGGTGACGGCGGCCGGCGACGGCCGGGGCGAGCACTCCGCGGTCGACGGCGGCCCGCTGCGCGACGGCGAGTTTTACCGCAACGTGGATCGCTACCATCTGGAGACCTGGCTGGAGATGTTCCATTTCCGCATGATCGACACCGCCACACCGGGCGACATCTACGCGATCGCGGTCAAATGAGCGAGCACGAGGGACTCATCGAGTACCTGCCCGGCGGCCCGTTCCGCACCCCGTATGAGTGCCGCGCCGCGTTCGCCGGCGGCCCGATCCTGGAGATCAGGCAGACGCTGGAGCTGGCGGCGCAGCTGGAGGCGTTGGCATTGCGCCTGCAGGTCCAGGCTTTGGCGCTGCGTCAGATGGCGGGCGCGATCCCCAAGGTCGCGCAGTTCTACGCAGACGAAGAGGATTGAGATCCGTGATGGGTGATCATGGATTCAACTGCCTAGACGGCGAACCTGAGATCATGGTGTTCGACGAGTTCCTGCATGAATGCCTGCGCTCCCCGACGATCCATCCCGGTACAACACTCACGATGAACCCACACCAGGCCGACAAGAATCACTGGCACCCCGCGTGCGGCGCGCCTGAAACCAGGCACCCAATGAATGGCTGGGTGTGCTTCTACGGCGCGATCTTCAACGACGGCGAGTTCATCTACCGCATCGGCGAATACGTGCCCGACGTGAACAGCTGGTGGGCGCGATGGCCCGATTGATCCGCTACTGGCAACGATGTCCCCGGTGCGATCCCCAAGGTCGCGCAGTTCTACGCGAGCCAGGAGAAGACGTGAGCGACCACACCGAACTGTTCTACAGCATGGGCGACGGACTACGGTGCATGTACTTGGAGTCCGAATATGACACACCCGAGGAGTTCCTGGCGTCCTTGGAATGCCCCGACTATCCCGAGCCGATGCAGTTTCCGAGGTACTGGTGATTCCGGTCACGGCGGTGATGATCGCCTACAACAACGAGGACAAAAGCATCGAACGGTTGCAGCGTGATCTGCTGCCCGCGCTGGCGCTGCCCGCGCTGGACGCCGAACTGATCGTCATCGACAACAGCGCCACCACATCGCAGCGCCTCGCCGACGCGATGATCACAGCGCAGGTTGACGGCGTCCAAACCCGCTATCAATGGCAACTCGGCAAGAACCTGATGTACGGCCCGGCGCTCAACCTGGCCGTCGACCTGGCGCGCCACCCCTACCTGCTGTACGTGTGCACCAACCACGGCCACGCCCGTGATGTCACCTGGTCGCTGGACCTGCTGGCGCCGCTGATCGCCGACCGCACGGTGGCGATGACCGGCAGCCTCGCCGACTCCGGGCGCCCGGAGAACGCCGGGTTCTCGCCGAGCCTGCCCCGTCATCACATCCAGGGCGGGGTGTTCGCAGCGCGCGTGGATCTGCTGCGCGAGCATCCCTACCCGGAGGGGGACCACGAGTGCGTGCACTGGGGCGCGGACATCTTCGAGTGCTTTCAGCTCATGAAGACCGGCTACATGCTTCTGGATGTGCCGACGGTGCGCTCGGTGTGGCGCGCCAGCGCCGGCGAAGGCAGCTGGAAGTACGTCCACGAAGAGGACCCCCTGTCAGATGAATCCTGACATCGGAGGGTCTGAATCCCTCCGCTACCGCTAACAACCAGGACATATTCGGTGCTTGGGCGCCGTGTGGGCACGGTATCGGTAGCCGCCGGTGTCAGGATGGCTCCGTGACGCGTTGCCTCTACTGCGGCCGCACCGACGTGGTGCCCACCGTCAACTGCCCTTTCTATTGCCGATCGTGCAAACCCCTGGTCACACGCATCCAGTACCTCGTTGGCTGTCGGGACTGCCAGCCGTGGCGCGCGATACCGTTCGATGATGAACAGTCCAGGGACGCATGGATCAGAGGGCACGACAACAAGCACCGCATCGAACTGGGGCTGCGCACTTTCTCGCCTCGACCCGACAACCGTCCTATCGCCGAACCCATGCTCCGACATGCGTGGCGCTGGTACTGGGTGCAACGCGGCCTGTTGATCTCGCCGATCATGCACGCCCCGCTGCCCCGCGACGGCGTCTTGCACGACGTTCACGTGTTCCCCAGCGCCGCGCTGCTGGACCGCGCGCTTCAAGGCAGATGGATGGAACACACACCCGAGGACATCAAAGCCAAGGGGTATGCGCTGACCACCGGTCGGGGACTTCCACCGATCCGTGAGGACATGAACATCGACCCCACCTTCGGATCGACGGTTGTGCACCGCTACGAGGCGGTGGCGATCTTCACCACCCGGCCAGTGCGCGCCGGAGCCTACGACATACCCGTGGACTCACATGCCGACCTCGCGACCTTGAAACGAGCGGAGGGGCGGTGACCTTGACTGGCACTGCCCGCAACATCATCAGGAGACGCTTATCGACGTGGCGGTGGTGGTGATGGTGCTCTCCCAGTGGTCCCCGCTGGTGACGGCGATCACACCCTGCTCGAGCCAGTTACGCAGCTGCGTCACCGTGCACGGAGTGGTCAGGGCCGGGTGAGTCACCGGCTTGTGGACTAACTGTTCGGGGGAGTCTTCTGTCTTTGCGGCCATGCGCCCATCATCGCGTGTCTAGGTTCACAACCGGCCCCGGCGCGCCGACAATATCGGGTGTGAGCCCCCAATGTCAGAGCTGCGGGCACTCCGCCAAACAGCACAACCTCGACGGTGACCGGGCCTGCCGGGTGAAAATCCTGTCCGGCTGGTCCGACGAAAGATGCCAGTACACCGCGTCCAAGCCGTGCCTGTGCACCGGCTACGCCGGGCTGGACCCCGAGGTGGACACCTGCGCGCACGAGTTTTTGCCGCAGTCCGAGCACCCGCGCACCTGCGTGCAGTGCGGCAAGGTCATCGCACCGACATGAAACGCTTCTGGGCGAAGGTCGATAAGGACGGTCCCTTCCAGCCGGCACTGGGCAGTCGCTGCTGGATTTGGAGAGCCGCGCTCACCAGAGGCGGCTACGGCGTTTTCAGGGATTCGGACAAGTTATGGCGCGCTCACCGCTTCGCCTATTACCTGGCATACGGCTCGGTGCCAGATGAGGTCGATCACAGATGCCGCAATCGAATCTGCGTGAATCCGAGACACCTACGGGCCGCTAGCCGATCTCAAAACAACCAGAACCAAACCGGCGCTTACCGCAACAGCACTAGTGGCATGCGCGGTGTCGTCCGCGTCTGGAACGGGAAATGGGGTGCTCGAGTTATACATCGGCGCCAAGCGTATTGGCTGGGATCTTTCGATACCCCTGAAGAAGCCGCTGAAGTGGCGCGCCTCAAGCGCCTAGAACTATTCACCCACAATGATGTCGATCGTGACCAGTCAGCCTGAGGCCACAGTCGTTATTCCGTGGCGGCCATCACCGTCACGGCTCGCGGCCTACAGGCGTGTGCGCGAGTTCTGGCGACTAGTCAACTGGCCGGTCGTCACTGCCGACAGCGACACCGAAGTGTTCAGTCTCAGTCAGGCGCGCAATAACGGCGTTCGAAAGGCCAAGACCGATGTCGTAGTAATCTCCGACGCAGATACCGTGCCGGATATTCGCAATGTCATCAAGGCGGTCGGCGATCCCGTCGGCGTGTGCTGGCCTTTTACTAATTATCGGATTCTGCCTGCTGACAGTGTTAAGACCCCGTTTAATGAGTTGGCCGACGTGCCCTACATCATGGCGTGGGACGGTGACGGCCCCAACGGGGTCGGCGGCTGCCTGGTCGCTACCTGTGACGAGTGGTGGCGCCTAGGCGGTCAACCGCCCGAATTCGTGGGCTGGGGTTGGGAAGATACCGCGTTTACCTGCATCGTGGAAACCCTGTCGGAGGTGCGCCGGGTGCGCGGCAATATCTACGCCTGGGAACACAACACCGACGCCGAGAAGTACACCGGCGCCAAAGCCGACAGCCCCGGCTGGGACCGCGACATCACCCGCAACGAGGAACTGTTCCGCCCCTACAAGGCGGCGTACGGCCGCGCGTGGCTGATGCGTGAAATCATCAAGGAACGCACCGGGAAAGACCCGCTCGGCGACACACCCAACCTGGGTGACCCCGCCCTGGTGGGACGATACAAACCGTGAGGACAACATGGCACGCAAACCGCAGCCACCGCGGCTGAGCGGCGCCGCGCGTAAACGCCGCGACCAGCTGATCCTCGACATGTTCGTCGCCGGCAACAGCCAGCAGAAGATCGCCGACAACCCGCAGATCAACCTCACCAAGATGCGGGTCAGCCAAATCGTCAACGCCGAACTGGAACGCGCCACCAAGGACCACATTCTGCGCAACGAAAACGCGATGACCATCTACATGGCCCGCATGGAGATCCTGGTCCGCGAAGCGTTCGTCCACGTCACCGAGGGCGACCTCAAGGCCATCGAGGTGGCGCGCCGGCTGATGGCCGATCAGGCCAAGATCTACGACATCGCCGAGGAGACCGTCACCGCCGGGCCGGTCCCACCGATGAGCGACACCGAGCTCGACGACGCCGAACCCGTCGACGAGCTGGCCCGCTACCGCGCGCAGCGCCGCGTCGAAATGGCCTCCGATGGCTAGCGCCGCGGTCGGTGTGCTCGCCGGGCTGCTGCTGCTGTATTTCCTGGTCGCCGCTTTGCAGAAACGCAGACATCAATGAACGCGATCCTGCGCGGCGGACCCGTCGACGGCCGGATCATCGATGACGTGCCCGAGTCCACCGAATCCATGAACATCCCCGCCAGTCGCACCTTGGACCCGAAATACGCGCATTACGTGCGCGCCGGCAGCGAAGGACCCTATCTGCGGTTCGATTTCGTCGCCGTCTATACCGCCTTGGAGCGGCCCATCATATAGGCGACACGCCGCGAATGTCCTTGACTTAGGCCACGGAAAACCTGGCGCGACGATTGACGCGTGCGCAGGCTGCTGTGCGACGCGCTGGACGCGCTGTGGGTGTGGGTGACCGCTCCGGTGAGGAAGCTGGTCGCCGACGCGGTCACCGAGGCGCGGGAAACCCAGGCCGCCCGCGAGGTGCTGGCCTCGTTGCATTGGACCGCCAAGGACGACCAGGCTTTCGACCGCTACGCCAGGCACGTCAAGTGAGCGCTGTCGTCGACGTCGATCCGCGGGTCGGGTCAACCCTTCCCCGGTTGTTCACCCCGCCGCTGCCCGAGCACGCCGACCCCGACGCCAAGTTCGGCATCAAACCCGAAGCCAGCTGGGGCTGGCAATGCTGCTACTTCCTCGAGGTCATCCTCGGCTGGCACCTTTTGCCGTGGCAGAAATGGCTGTACTACCGGGCGCTGGAAAAACGAAGGGACGGAACAGGATTCAGGTTCCGCTTCCTGGTCATTCTGGTAGCCCGGCAAAACGGGAAAACCACGTGGGGTAAGGGGCTGGGGATATGGCGGCTGTTCATGGACCGCCAGGGCCGCCCGCACCCCAGGTGGCCGGCCGCCAAACTCGCGGTGGTCGCCGCCCAGAACCTGGACTACGACGAGGCCACCTTGACCGAGGTGGTCGACACCATCCGTGATCATCCGCTGCTGGCCCGTGAGCTGCTGCATCACCACCTCACCAACGGCAAGCAACGCGCGATCCTGACGTATCGGCGTAACTGGCGCGCGGCCACCAGCTCGCGTAAGGGTGGCCGGTCGCTGTCGGTGGATTTCGCGTGGCTCGACGAGATCCGCGAGCACACCAGCAACGAGGCGTGGCGGGCGGTCACCCCGACCACCACGGTGCGCCCGTGTTCGCAGGTGCTGGCCACCTCGAATGCGGGGGATCTGCGCAGTGTGGTTTTGCGCGGGTTGCGTGAGGCCGCGGTCCGCAAGATCACCGTCGGTGACACGTTGGATACCCAGACCGGGTTTTTCGAATGGTCGGTGCCCGACGATGTGGACCCGCGCGACGACCGGTACTGGTATTTGGCGAACCCGGCGATGGGGCTGCTCAACGACTTTTCGCTCGATGATCTGCGGGCGCATTTCGAGAACATGGAAGCCGAGGACATGGCTGGCTTCCGCACCGAGTACCTCGCCCTAGATGTCGATACACCGGTGCTCACCACGACCGGGTGGAAAACGATAGGGACAGCCGCACCCGGCGACCAGGTGTTCCATCCCGGTGGCCACCCGGTCGAGATTCTGGGCGCCACGGACGTGTTCGATGACAGGCCGTGTTTCGAGGTGACGACCACCGACGGTCGAACGGTAATCGCTGACGCCGACCATCGGTGGCTGGTGAACGACCGCCGCAGCAACCGGGGCTGGGAGACGCTGACCACACAGCAGCTTCTAGAGAAAGGTGTGACCCGCAATCGGACTGGCGGCAGATATGCCTACCGGCTGCCGGACCAGCACCAACTCGTCAGCAAGCCGGTGGAACTTCCGCTCGATCCCTACGTTCTCGGCGCATGGCTAGGCGACGGAACGGCGAGTAAGCCTGAGATCACCTGCGCGGACGCAGATGTGGACGGTATGCGCGCCGCGCTGGGCATCCCCACCTCGATCACCCCCAATGGCCGGACTGCTCAGTACATCCGCCTGAACCTCGCGCCACCCTGGTCTCACGACGGATTCACCTACCGCGCCAAAGAGATCGGCGTCTGGCGCAACAAACACGTTCCCGAGCGTTATCTGACGGCCGGGACGGAGCAACGGCTGGCTCTGCTCCAAGGTTTACTCGACACCGACGGCAGCATTGACGCCGCCAACCGGGTGCGGTTCTGCAACACCAACAAACAACTGGCCGAATCGGTGCTGTATTTGGCCCGCAGCCTAGGGCAGCGCGCCACCTTCGTGCCGTCGCATAACGGCACCGCGTACATGGTCTGCTTCACCGCCAGCGGCATGCAGCCCTTCCGGCTGCTGCGGAAGGCCGCGCTGATCCACGATTCGCGCTCACGGGCAGGTGAGCGCACCGCCATCAGCATTCGCGCTATCACTCCTGTAACGAGCCGACCGACCCGCTGCCTCACCGTAGACAGCCCAGACAGCCTGTTCCTCGCGGGACGTGACCTGATTCCTACCGCAAATTGCCAGTGGGTGGATGCGCTCAAACCGGGAATCATTCCCGCGCAGGCGTGGAACGACACCATCGACAAACAATCATTCCGCGCCGAGGACGCCCCGGTGTACGCGTGTGTCGACCTGAACTATCACCGCACCCGCGCCTATATCGCGGTGGCCGCGCGGCGCGCCGACGACAAGATCCACATCGAGGTCGTCAAAACCCCCGGGAAGGGCACCGACTGGATCACCGGCTGGCTCACCGCGCGCAAGGATAAGTTCGCGGGGATCTGCATTCAGAAGACCGGCGCCCCGGCGTCGGGTTTGGCCGACGACCTACGCGCGGCCGGGATCACGATCACCGACTGGGGCGGCCCGGTCGCGCAGCTGGCCGCCGGCGCGGGCGAGTTCTACGACGGCATCGTCGACGGCACCATCGCGCACCGCCCGGCGCAGGTGTTGGACCGCGCGGCCGCCTCCACGGTGGCCCGCACGATCGGCGACGCCTGGTTTTTCGACCGGCGCCACTCCCCGGTGGACGCCGCCCCGCTGGTGGCGTGCGCCGGCGCGGTGTGGCTGCTGAACAACCCGCCTCCCATCGTGGGTGATCCGACGGTGTGGGACTGGCCCGACGACGACACGATCGACAAGTGGCGGAAGGAAACCGATGAGCGATTCACATGACGACGACACGAACGTGGTCCCGTTCGGCAGCGGCGGCAAGCTTTATCAGGACGCCCGCGACAAAACCCAGCAGGGCGCGATCGACTACGCCCGCGCGGTCACCGACGCCGAGGAAATGAACCTCGCACCCGAGGACATGGCGCCCGACGAGCCGGAGCCGTTCACGCTGAAAGTCAACAACGGGGTGCGGATGCAGGTCGGCACAATCGAGGCACCCAAGGCACCGCTGGACCGGCGCGAAACCATCTCCACCGCGCTGGAGATCGTGGGGCTGACCGCGTTCTCGGTGGGCTGCTTTTTGATCCATCTGTGGCTGGGCCTGATGATTGCCGGTCTGTGCCTGGTGCTGCTCGGCGTGGCGACCAGCAAAAACTTCACCGGCTAGGGGAAACTGCGCCCGTGAGCATTCTCGCCCGCCTCACCAGCCGCCAGAACGGCATGGAGAAACGCGACTTGATGAGCTCGTCGTTCGTCCCGCCACCCCAGGTCGGGGTGATCGACGACTACCTGGGTGTGCACCGGGCGATGGCCTGTATGACCGTGCTGGCGTGTGTGCGGGTGCTGGCCGACACGATCGCCTCGCTGCCGTGGAAGGCGTATCGCCGCGACTCCAAGGGCGTCCCGAAGGAAGTCAAACCCCAACCAGCTTTGCTGCGCGAACCTTTCCCGGGTTTCGACCTGTTCCAGTGGAAATGGATGGTGGTAGCCAGCCTGGCGTTGCGGGGCAACTCCTATCACCTGGTCACGTCCCGCGACAAACTGAACAACCCCACCTCCTTGTTGCCTTTGCATCCCGACATCGTGTTTCTGGAGCGCCGCCCCGACATCCTGATGTGGTTCGAGCCGGTCTACCGGGTGATGGGCGAGCAGGTCAACCGCGCCGACATGATCCACATCCGCCGCTTCACCATGCCCGGCGAACCGTGGGGATTGAGCCCCGTCAAGCAGGCCGCCGTCGCGATCGGCATGAGCCTGGGCGCCGAAGAGTTTGGTTACCGGTATTTTAAAGAATCCGCAAATCCGAGCGGTATTCTGTTCACCGATCAGGATCTCGACGAGAAAGCTGTCGAACGTCAGCAAAAAAATTGGATCGCGAGTCACGGCGGACGTCGGTTACCGGCGGTATTAACGAACGGGTTCCAATGGCAGAATTTGACAATTAGCCCGGAAGAATCACAATTCCTCGCGACCAGGCAATTTCAACGCAGCGAAATTTGTTTAATGTACGGGGTGCCGCCAATCCTCATCGGAGACACGAAAGAATGCGTGGTAGCGGGCACTCTGATGACGATGGCTGACGGCAGCCGCAAGCTGGTGGAAGATCTGCGCGTCGGTGATCGTGTGATGGCGTGGGACGGCTCCAAACTTGTCGCGTCACCAGTGTCATGGATCGGTACGCCACCGATCAAGCCGATCGTCAAGATGACTACTGTGCGGGGACGGGAATTGACCTGCACGGCGGATCACCCGATTTTGGGTCTCCAGCGGCTGCGCAGCCCCGGCAACCGGCCCCTGCCAACCGATGGTGAATGGCTCTACGCCGGCGATCTTCAACCAGGCAACTATGTGCGTATCGGCCTCGGTCACCTGCCCGACGAAACGGGGCACCTGTCGGGCGATATCGGCTACTTCCTCGGCTCGATGGTCGGCGACGGGCACATCCGCATGGACCATAAGCACTACTCGTGCTGGGCCAACACCAATCTTGACGTGATCGCCCGGATGAGCAACATCGTGCAATCCCTTGGTGGCAGCCTGAAATTCCGTGGACATCGCAGCTTCGATCTGCTCAACAGCGGCCACACCTCAGTCATCGGCGGCATCCTCAAGGAATCCGGTCTCGTCGGCAGCCACGCCCACGACAAGTTCGTTCCCGACATGGTCATGGCAGGCGGCCCCGCCGCGTGGCGTGGATTCCTGTCCGGTTATTTCGATGCCGACGGCTGCGTGTCCATTACCGCCAAGCAGCCGCACGCGCATTTCGCGTCGACCAGCCGCGAACTGCTTGAAGGCTGCCAGCACTTGCTGGCGCTGCTGGGCATCAATTCGTCACTGTGCCTCGGCAGTCGGGGCGGGCGGCGCACAATGCCGCGCGGCGGCGAATCCGATTGCCGCGATGCATGGCAACTGCGGGTGAAAGGCAAAGGCGAGTTGGCGAAACTGGCGCAGACCCTCGACCTCGCGCACTGGGCTAAGAAGCGGAAGTTGGCGGCGTTCACCGGCTCCGGCAAACAAGTCCGACCAGTTGTCTTCGAGTTCGACCGTGTCAAGACCATCGAGCATCTGGGCGACGGTCAGACAGTCGGCATCGAGATCGAGGGCACCCACACCCACGTCACCAACGGGATCATCAGTCACAACACCACCGCGTGGGGTACAGGTGTGGAGCAAATCACTTTGGGCGCAATAACTTTCACGTTCCGCGCCTGGACCTCGTGCATGGAGTCGATGGTTTCGCGGTGTCTGCCCCGCGGGCAGTATTGCCAATTCGACTATGACTCGCTGCTGCGCGGCGACATCGAGGGCCGCTACAAGGCGTACGCGCTGGCGCTGGGCTCCTCGACCGCCAACCCGTGGATCGCCGCCAACGAGGTCCGCGCGAAGGAGGAAATGGACCCGATCGAGGGCGGCGAGCAGCTCTACATCTCCAACCGCATGATGCCCGCCACCTTCCCACCCGCCGCGAAC